CAGCAGGCGGAATGCCAGAAATAATAATGGGCTGGGGAGAAGGGGTAACAGAAGCATCAGCAAAAATAATTTATTTAGCGTTCCAGCAGGAAATAGAAGATATGCAAATGTATAACGAAGAAATGATTTTACTTCAATTAAATATTAAAGTAGAGTTGGAGTTCCCAGTAGATTTAAGCACAATGGGAAACGAAGGACAGGGAGTTACAAATCCAAACTCATTTAAAAAAGACGGAAAAGAATAAATGGCAAATCAATACACAAAGAAAAAATTAATTTCACAGCAAAATAGAAAAGAAATATTTTGGAATTTAGTAAATGCAGGATTAGCGGGCGGATTAATTTTATTAGGGAGTTTATCGTCGGGAAATTTTACATCGCAGGGAATTATTTTGTCAATTATAGCTTCTTTGACAGTAGTTTTAGGAAAGTTTCAAAGTTATTGGAAAAAAGAAGAAAGAGAATATTGTAAATTTTTATTTAATTTCGTAGGATAAAGTTTTTTTCTCTACGTCGTTCCTCAGTGTTCAAAAAACTTTCTGGAAAAAATTATTATCAATGCATTAAATCTTAAAGATACGAAAGATATTTAAATGATAGTCGTGTAAATAGTTTATGGCTGGAGAAGAAGAGAATAAAAATGCAGAGGGAGAGCAAAAAAGTGCTGATGACGAGCAAGAAGAAGAAAGTCCAATAGAACAGGCAAATAAAGCGGCTGAGAGATTGGAGAAAGCAAACGCAGAACAAAAAATACTTTTAGCAAGACAGGAGAAAATTCTCGCTGATGCAAAACTGCAAGGAAGAAGCGTAACAGGACAGCAAGCAATTAAAAAGACAAAAGAAGATGAAATAAAAGAGGGTGCAATAAAAATGTTTGAAGGCTCAGGCATTGATGAAGCAATAAAAAAATATGGATAAAGAGCAGTGGCAGGTAAGTTTAAAGTCGCTTAAAAAAGTTCTCGCTAAGAAAAAAGAAATCTTAGAAATGACGCAAAAAAATATTAATAGAGATATTGAAGAGTTAGAATTTACAATTTCTTGCTACGAAAAAAAGATTTCTGAGTTTAAAAAATAAAAGTTAATCGGTATATCGGAAAGCGATAAATATTTAAATAAGCTTTTTCTAAATTAGGCATGGCAGTTGCTACATGTATTGAAACACCGACTAAATTCGCAAGAAGAGTAGTCGCAGAAGGAACAGCAATACCAATAGGAACAATTCTTAAATTAACTGACGGAAACGTAGCGATAGCTTCTTCTGCAAATAATGATCCTTTCGCAGGTATTTTATGGGAAGAAAAAACAGCTTCTGACGGTATTACTGAGGTTACAGTTGCATTAAACGGAAGATGGAGCATGACTACAACAGCGGCAGCGATAGGAATTGGAGTTCCGGTGGCTGTAGGTGGAGCAAATGCAATAAGAGCAGCAATAGAAGCTGATGTAGCTTTGGGATGTGAATTACAAGCGAGATGTTTAAACGCAATAGGCGGTGGTGGAGGAACTGCAATAGTAGAATTCTATTATTAAAATGGCAGACACATGGAGAGAGGCAGACTTAAGAAAAGAATACATAGACAGCGCAGTTAAGGCTGTTTCAAAAGAGCAGGCAACATTAAAGACGCTTTGTATTACAGACACTTCTTCAGCTTGGACTGAGAGTTATTACAGAGAAACAAACGACGATTCAACAGACGGCGGAACATATTCACCTATTAAAGGTATTCCTCAAATGGCACCTTTCCCATTCGTGCAAGTAAAAGAAACAAAAGTTAGCGGTGTAGTTTTAAAGTTCGGTGATGAAAGCATTATTTCTTTGGAAATGCAAAATAGAGCAACAGTTCCAATGCTATCAAGACATATTTTAAGAATGGCAAGAAAAATAAATTATCAAATTAATGTTCATATAATTGACATTATGGACACAGCAGGAGTTAATACTTTCGCGATTACAGCAGGCAATGAGTGGGATTCTGCGACGGTAGCAAATAGAGACCCAGTTTATGATTTCCTTTACGGAATTAACATGATGAGAGCCGACGGAATTGATGCTCTCGGCGGAAATGGTTATATTGTTATGAATGGAACAGATTACACAAATGTAATCTCAAATTCAAAAATATTAAATCATCCAACTTTCAAAAGTGTTTCAGCAGTTCAAAATGGTGTCGTTAATGAATTAGTAGGATTAAAAATTATGGTTAATGAAGCAGTTCCAGCAGACGAGGCTTATATTGTAGTTAAAGGTGAAAGTTTAGTTTGGAAAGAACAACAGGCTCAGAGAGTAGAAACTATTGAAGACCCGGGTAAATCTACAACTATAAGAGCATGGGAGTTTGGAGTTTGCCAGCTTCATGTTCCGAACGGAATTTGTAAGATAACAAATACGAGGGCTTAAAATGTCCGAAGAAATTCTTAATACATTAAAGACTTTGGTTATACCTTCTGTTACAACAGCAGTTAGAAATACGATGGTCGCAGAAAAGGGAACTTTAATTTATGATTCTACACAAAATAAATTATGTTTTTGTAAAGCGAAAGTTGCGGCGGCAGCTTCATGGGAACTGATAACCTCAGTTCAAGAGGCTTAAATGGCTACAACAGACATTTATCATATTTCTGGGGGATTAAAGGGAAGGCATGCAGTGGCTTTCTTAGGTGGTAATGTAGACGATTATTTGCAGGTAGATGCACATGCAGTAGCAAGAGTTGCAGCAAACGACACAGTAGGAACTTATTCGGCTTGGATTAATGTTCCAGACATTACAGGGACCTATTGTATTCTTTGTGGCGGTGATAAAAATGTAGTAGAATTCTTAGAGTTAAATATTGAAGCAGGACTTTTAACTGCAAGATGCACAGACGCAACAACTGAGCAGTTTGTAACTCAAGCAGACGCGGTTTCTTTTGTTCCTCATAGATGGCACCATGTAGCAGTAGTTCAAGCAGCAGATGGCTACGGAGTAAGATTATATGTTGATGGAGTAGAAATCGCGAGAACTAACGATACTGCGACAGACGTAAATGAATGGTATAATAATTTAGATGGAATTGATTCTTTTAGAATTGGAGCAGCAAACAAAGCAGGGGATGATTCAGTTACAAACGAATTTAAAGGCGGAATTTCAAACGTTAAATATTGGAATAAAGCTTTAACAGCAGAAGAAGTTTTAAATGATTCTCAAAACACAGCATTAAGCGACGATGCTACATATTTACAACTTCACTTAGATATGAACGAAGATTATGTTGATTCAGGTTTGGGAGCAGACAACGGAACAGCTGTTGGAGGAATACTTTTAACAAATAATTATTCTGAGTTCACTTCGAGATTAAGAAATTCTCCAGCAGCAGCAGCGGTAGTAGCTGATAAATTGCTTTGTTTTGCTGAAGAAGGCACAGGACACGCAGTTTTAATAAAGGCAGCTTAATTAGTTATAAAATGCTTAATCCATTAATTCCACAAAAAGATAATTCTAAAAATAAATTTGTAGATTTGCCACACTCAGCAGGAATATTAGATATAACTTCTACAAAAGGGGCTTTATTATTGCCGAGAATGACAACAACGCAGAGGGACGCTTTGACTGCTGTTAATGGAATGTTTAATTCAACTGACAATAAATTTCAGGCATATGAAAATGGCGCGTGGGCTAATTTAATATAATGGAAACAATAAATAAAATTTCAGAAACGAGAATCGAAGTTGTTACTACAACTGAAAGCAAGCAAGAATACGAAAAGGCAACTCTCGAAGCGCAGAAGAAATCGCTTTTAGATGAGATTGCTAAAATAGAGAAAGATATTTAAACTATGTTTCTATTGGTAACTTATGGAAACAATAGTTATAAGGATAAGAAGAACTGACTGGATAAAGATAAGAAAAATATTTAAGTCTTATGAGGGAGAAACAGCGCAGGCTTATTTTTTTAGATTGAGAAGTTTTATTGAAACGAGGTATGGAAAATGAAAAAATACCCTGCTTATCGTGGTTTAGAAAAAAAAGAAGTTTATATTTTAAGAATTGTTGAAGGCAGAGGAACTAAGATGAGTAGGATAGAAGATAAAATAAAGAGGAATCAAAAAGACCCGTTAGATGAACTTATTTTAGATACTGATAAGGAAAAACTTCTTTGGTTAAAGCTTGAAGAAGAGAAGAGAAGACATGAAGATACAGAAGAACATAGGGCGAAGTTAAGAGAAGAAGTTTTAGAACTACAAACAAAGTTAAGAAAATTTGCAAGAATGGATGAGATAGAAAATAGTCTTCGTTATTTAGAAAGAAGATTAATTAGGATTTTCAACTTAACAGGACATGAGGAGGAGTATTTTAAATGACTTGTTCAACTAATCGGGCGATTTTGAAACTCAACTCTAACGAGTTGCACTTCGTGAGGCATAATATAGATTTAAAGATTACGCAATCAAAGATTGCTCCATCCATATTTTCACTTCGTGAAAACATCTCTAAATCCTTAATTATGTGGCTTCGCCCAAATTTCATTTTTTACTCCAAAAGCGGGGTTCAACAATAAGATGGAAGATACAAACAATCTCCTAAAAGAACAAATTATCGCAGACCAAGAAAGCATAGGAAACGTTGAAATCAGTTTGGAGATATTCAATAAATTACAAGGTTTGGGAGAATTTGAAATTTGGGGAGAAGAACAAAGTTTGTTTTTTGCCCCTC